GCCACCGCGGCCTTCATGGCGCCGCCACCGAGGATTTGCGCAATTGAACTAAATGCGCCGGTCAATGCCGTACTATAATCCTTGTCCTGCTGTAGCTGGGCCTGACCAGCGGCAATCAACGCCTGATTGGCCGCACTCTCAAACCCCAGCGCCTGCCCGGACAATCCCATGCCGGCCTGTGTCTCTCCCAAACCGAGCGCGATTGTGCTTTGAATCTCCTTTTGCGCCATGGCATTTACCATTTCATCGTTGTGCGCCTGGGAACTAATAGCACTCGTATCCTGATTTGCATTTCGCCCCATGCCGGCATAGGTCTGCGCTGTCTGGTTTTTCAAACCTTGGCTATACAGGTTCAATTCCGACTGCTGAGGGCTGGTCAGTTGCCCGTTCTGGGCCATGCGTAGCGCGTCCGCACCTTGGCCGGTCAATTGCTGGCCTTGACCAAACAACTGTGCCCCCTGCCCCTCCATTGTAGCCGCGTTGCCCGTCACCTGACTAAATTCGCCCGGCAACGGCGATTCGCCTTGGCCTAATATCGAGCCGAGGCCGATAGCTCCAACGCCTAGTGCACCCAATCCGAGAGCACTGGAGCCGCTAAGGCCGCCACTGCTGGAGCTGCTGCCAGTGTCTAACCCGGTTGTTGGATCGGCCATCAGAAACCTGTCTTGCCATTGTTGCCGAATTGACTACCCACCCCGGCTGCCGGTGCAGGGTCGGGCTGCTGATTCTGTGGCTGGCCAAAGCTACTGCCGCCGCCCGGCGCCAATGGGCTTGCAAGCGGGCTTGGCTGCGGCGGCTGCTGTTGCGGTCCCGTCACCGGCTGCACGTTGTTGCCGCCGCCCGGCGCGGTTACTCCCGGTGGGGCTTGAGCCGCGCCCGTCACCGGCTGGGTCATGTTCAAGCCCGTGCCGGCGCCGCCCGGTGCGGGTGGGGCGCCGGGTGGTTGCTGCGCAGGCTGTTGGGCATCAGGACCGAACAGCCCGCCTTGGGCATTCGCGTCTGGCAGTTGGAAATTGAGCCCAAATTGGTCGAGGAAGTTTCCAAACATCACACAATCCCTAGCGCCTGCCGTATCTGGGCGTGCGTTGTAGCATGATAGCCCAGAAAATTATAGAAGTCGTCCTGCTTGCTCAGGTCATAGTCGCTGAAATCCGTGGCCGTAATGCCAAGGATACCACCCAACTGGTCATGGGCTTTCTGGTGCGAATCCGCAATTGACCGCTGCGCATTGCCGCTGGTCAGGAATTGCAGGAAATCATAGTTTGGAATCAACACCGCCGGCACTTGCTGGGCCAATACCTCGACAAACTGTTGGTGTTCGCGATGGTGTGAGTCGTCCCATTGCCCTAAACCCGGACCATCATTAAAAGTGCATTGATCTGGCTGGAACTGCGGCATTGCTATGCGCCCTTCCACAATGATTTCTCTTGATACTCGCAAAGTAGGTTCGTCATAGTCATTCCGGCAAATGTTCCGCTGACGGTTAGCCCAAGATACACACCCGAACCACCAATGGCATTGTTGCTGGCGTCGTTGGAACCACCCGTCACATGGAAGCCGGCTGTTATCGCAAGATTGTAATTATTGCTCGCGTTTTCGGTATCGACCGACATTGTGACGTTGTTGGAACCAAACGCTTGATTATAGGAAAAGCCGGCTCGGATAACCGCCTTGCCCTGCACGGCATTGCCATGGTGCGTCAATGCCGTCTGGATTTTCCAATTGATGGCTGCGGTACGCGCCACCAGTTGCGTCACATCCGGCCCGGAGCTGCCATAGAGCGAGTTTTGTCCCGTGGCGAGCGATGCCGACGTGGCAATGGCAGTCAGTGAGCTGCCCTGTTGCAACACCCACCACCGCTTGCCGTCGAATGTCAGCATGATCGAGCGCGTGGTAGATAGCGGGTCTTTGTACCGGACCAGAAACACCGCGTTGTGAATGGCGTTGATGTCGGCCAAGGCCCCTTGCGGCACCTGGGTAAAGTCAACCAGCTTCCAAATGCCGTCCATATCGCCGGACAGTTTTTGCACGCTACTGCCGAACACACCGTAAATGCCGTTGGTGTTGGCAAACATGAACACACGATTGTAGCTGATGCAGGATTTTGGGTAGATTGTGCCCTGGTCAGATGACAGCGTGAGGATCGTGAACAGCGTTACGTCGCCGGCCTGATTGAGCGAGATATTGCCAATCTGCTTCACCGACTGGTCGCCCATGATGAACAGATAATTATTGTACGCGCGTAGTGCGGTTATGGCGTGGATCAAATCGGCATCGGAAATGATAAGCGTACCCGAGGCATCGGCCGCGTCAAAATCATCATAGCCGACGTTGCCATAGCTTGCACCCGTGCCGGTCCAAGTCAGCAAGTTGCCGCCGCCTAGCCACACCCGGCCCTGGAACACGGCCAGCGTTGTAAAGGCATCGCCGACGATGGTGCTGTTGATGAACGGCCAGACGTGGGCAATGGCGGTTGCGCCCGTGCCTGAACCGATAAGAACCGATGGCGTCAGGTCGTAACCCGAGCCTTGCGAAGCGATGGTGGCAAGAATTGTCGGATTTGCCGAAAATGTCGCACCAACAACAGCTATGGTTGGCGCGGTAACGTAGTTCGATCCGCCGGCCGTTATGAAAACGGAAATAACACCAACAGCAGTGGCGCCTGTGTTGTCGGTGTAGTTGCCGATTGTCGCGGTCCCGGTCGCACCCGAGCCGCCACCGCCCGTGAAACTCAGCGCAAACGTACCGGGAGTGGATGAAATACCCTGAAAGGCAATAGCCAAGGCAGTCACGGCAGAGGCATTGAGCGCAATAGTATTGACCACGCCGCCAGATATTGTCGTGGTGGCCACTGCACCCGAGCCGTTGCCGTCGCTGGGGGTGATGATGGCCGCGGGCGGGGCCGAATACAGCGTGCCTCCCGTGTCGAGAACAATCGTCGCGACACTTTCAGTTCCAAGTGTTGCTCCAATAACGGGGGCCGGCCCGCCTGTAGTAACGAGAAAGAAAGTCGGCGGCGACGTGTAGCCCGACCCTGGCGATGTAAGAACAACTGCCGAAATGTATCGGCCCGAGCCACCAAGCGACGAGACAACACAATACCCTCGCGCGCCCGTGCCACCACCGCCTGTGGAAGTCAAAGTATGAATGCCAACCCCGGCCGGGCCGGTGAAAGTACCCGGATTGATAATTTGCAGCGAAGCGACAGGCGAACCCGTCATGGTCACATGCGCAGTAGCACCCGAGCCGGGGCTGGTGCCAATCACCACAGTCAGTACATCGGTGACCTGATAGCCGTGGCCGGGATTGTCCAAGATGATTTGAATGATGGAGCCGTTCTGCACCACCGCATGAGCCGTGGCGCCCGAGCCGCTGCCGCCCGTGATGGTGATTGAAGGCGCGGCACCATAGCCGCTGCCACCGTTCGTGACAGTGATGTTTGGCGATACCCCGCCCTGACCCACAAAAATCGTGCCGTCGAATGTCGAATAACCGGCCTTGGAATCGGCAATCAGCAACCGCGATGCCTGCCATGTCGTTACGTCAGGCTGTGCACTAAATGTGCCGTCCGGGGCAAACTGCCCTACCGCACCCGTTGCGATATTGAAAAGATACCCAGCGCCAACCGTCGTGAACGCCACGAAATAATCCACGCCGAGTAGTGCGGCGTAAAACATCGTTGAAATGTTTTCGCCAATTGTCGCGAGCGCAGCCGCGGCCGGTGCCGGAACAGCCGTGAGATTATTGCCGGCAATCGGTTGCAGGTTTTCCAGCCACGCAAGTTCCTTTTCCGACAACGATTGCCGGATGGATTGCGTGTTCATCTTCTCGAAGTTCTCGTAAACGATGAACTTCGTCTGATCGCGTTGATCGCCGCCTGGCTGCGGAAGGCCGGCCATGGCTACCTCGATACGCGGCGCTGGAATGTCTTGTTGTACGGGTTCGGTATTCGCACCGGACCTTGGCCGTAAATGATCTTGGGCACACGGGCCGAATAGAGTTTCAGGTAGTATTCAGCCTGATTGAAGTTCTGCAATTTGTTCAAGCAGTAGTGCGCCGCGTAGTACTTCACCGCGTCGGTGAATGGCGGCAAAATTTGAACCTCGTAATCGGTCGTGTTCACTAACGGAATTGGCGTCTGCAACACGTCCCATTCGGTCTGGTATGCCTGGTCCGGCGGCGGTTGAATAACAACTGTGCTGGTGGACGGGTGAATCGTCCAAACCATGCCGCGCTGGTAGAAGCCGAGCTGAGAGCGCATGTAGGCTTGGTACAGCGTGAAGCCACGAAATCGCAGCATGTACCGCTGGTTACCCCAGATGTACGAAATGGAAACGACATTGAACACATTGTTGAACATCACCGTGCGAGCAGTGGCTCCACTACCCCCACCCGAATCAGTAATAGTGATAGCCGGTAGCGCAGCACCCGAAATAAGCGGGATAACCGGCGTGTACCCAGTGCCCCATTGGGTGACGTTGATGGATGTAATGACACCATTCGCAATAACCGGGACTGCAAGGGCTGTTGTACCGCCCGCAGGAGCCGCGGGGAATGTCACGGTCGTTGCCGCTGTGTAGTTGGCACCACCTGCGGTAACCGTCGCACCAACAATCTGCCCGTTAAGCACACTGCCGGGAGCGCCGGTCATCGGGTAGACTTCCTGCTGGGCAATTGTGCTGACGGGATTATAAGCGCCGGGATTGGCCACACCATTTGGCGCGGTCAAATAAGCAGTTCGGCAGCATTGAAAATCAAGCGCGGTAACTTCACGCGCATTGTTGATGGCGTTTATCAGTTCGGCTTGACTGAAATCCGCATTGGTCTGGTCATGCAGCAGGAATTGAAGCTGCGTGATGTAATCGGAGAGTTGCATTCATCACGCGGCAGCCGCCAACTTTGACCGCAGCAAATAACCCTCAAGCGCCCAAATTTTGCTGCGGGCATTGTCGCGTGCGATCTTGCGGCCGATCCCTTCATCAAAGTTTTCAGGCGAAGCCGCGGCACTTTCCCCAATCACATGAAACCCGTTGCGCAGAGTGAGCGCACAAACAGTAAGACTTGTGTTTGGGAAAACGTAATAGGCTTCCTTGGCGATTTGAGCGTCAATGTGCGCCGGGTTGAGCCGCGGTGCATTGAGTCCCTTGTCCTGAATTTCTTTCTCGATAGCCTGTTCGTCACGCATGGCATTCTTCCTCTTCGGGTTGCCAAAGTTAAGTTTTAACCCCCCACCTGACTGCGCGCTTTTGTCACACGCGGCACGTCCCGCATAAGGCCCTCGGTAGGGACATCCTGTTCGGCCGGCACCGGCACTTTCGGGTCCGGGTCGGTGGCCGGCACCAGCTTGAACGCAATGGCCTCGATCTTGAGCTTGTCGAAATACTCCTGCGCCAGCGTCTTGTTGGTTTCGGCATTCTGCTGCACATGCTTGGGCGTATTCCAGCCCTGCCGGCGGCAGATATAGCGGAACATGGTTTCCGGATCCACATCGGGATGGTAGCCGAGAATGTGCGCGGCCATGTCCAGCGGCAGGTTGTCGGACTGCCCCGGCATAAGTCTAAACGGCACGCCATCGGCCATATCGGTAAATGGCGTCTCAAGGCCGTTCGTGACCTTCACATAGCGGACGCGCTGCTGTGCGAGTTCGGCTGGGTTCACGGCGTTATCGGAGTCGTGGTTGCGGGGTTTGTGCCGAAAATGCCCGTAGAGGGCGCCGGGGTTACCGGGATTACAGCCGGCTTGGGCGGCGCTACCGGCGGCGGCGCGGCACTCGGAACCGCACCAATCGGCAGCGGCGTCGAGCCAGCAACAACCGCAGCATGTAACACATCGGCAAAGGTCAGCGGACGCAACTTGCCGTCCATGAGCTGATACACCTTGGTCTTGGTGACGATGTAGACGTTGCCGTTTTTCAGTTCCGTCACCGACAAAATCTCTGCCGGCGCGGTAGTTACATCAACTGTAGAGGTTGCCATTGCGATTTTCCTTATTGTACGCGCGGCTGGATAAGACAGGTCGAATTGGCGTTGGAAGTAACGGCCACAAGAGCCGTTGACGCCACACCACCCGCACCACCCGTAAATGTCACGGCCGGGGCCGAGGTATAACCACCGCCAGACTGATACATATGGATGCCAAGGAGCGTGCCCGAACCAGTGAGCGCAATCGACGTGAGCTGTGCGCCCGTGGCCGACGTGTTCTGATTGCCCGACAAGGCATTACCCGGATAGACAAGACCCGGAGCCGGAACAGCACCAGCGGCGACGCCGCCTGACGGGCCGCCCTGGTAGATCGGCGTCTGCGGCACGATCCAGAAATTCGGGGTGGCCGCATAGCCAGCACCGGCATTAACCATCGTGACCGACGCAATGCCCGACGAACCGGCTGCGGTCATCACGGCAATGGCCGTGGCCTGAATACCGCCCGGCGGGGGCGGATCAATGACCAGAACCGGGGGCACAAGGAAGCCCGAACCAGCCTGCGTCACGGTCGGGGCAGCTACGCTGCCACCAATGATGGCATAGCCAAGTGCGGTCGGGTAGCCGGTGGTGTTGGAAGCCGCGAAAGCAATGGATACGCCCGTTGCCGCGGAACCAATACCGTTGGTCATGCCCGAGCCGGCCGTCAATGTGTTGCCGCTGACCACACCAGTGATGTTGTGGCAACGGAAATTGAAGCCATCGCAGTTGATAAAGCCGCCGGTCGAGGCCGCCTGGAAGGTCGCCCAAGTTTGCTCAATCGGGTCCCAACGCTCGATGGTGCAACTGGCATCCGTCAACACGACATACTGGCCGGGCGGGAAGTACCACACGCCACCAGAGCCGAGACAGACCTTGTTGGTGCTCTCGGAAACCTGACCGAGAGGAAGGGGAAATGCGCCGCCTATGCGAGCCATGGTGTCCTCAGATGTTCAAGTACGCGAGGCCGTCGAACTTCCCGTGAGCCTTGCACTTCACGTCCACGAGTTCGAGCAGCGAAAGGATGGCGCCGATGTAGCCGAGCTGGTTGTTCGGGAGAGTAGATTCGAACCCAGTGAAAGAGAATGCGGCTCTCTCATGCAGGTACAGCGACAGATAGTTGGTATTGATGAGGTACAGCACGCCCTCTGGGCAGTACGGGTCGGCATAGAACGGCACGCCGGCCACATCCAAGGCCCGGAACAGGCTGGATGCCTTTTCGTCGGCACCGAAAGCATTGCCCGGGGTGATGTTGTAGCGTTCCTGCGACGTGAAATCCTGCGCCAGCAACGTCCAAGTGCCGAATCCCATGACGCCAATGGACGGCATTTCGCCGGTGGTCTTGGAAACCTGCGAAATATATTGGAGCATCAGGTTCCGGGTCGGCGTGACGTTGCCGTTGCCGTGAACGTAGGTCGATTTCCAGAACGTGTTGGTGTTGCGGTTGATGCCGCCGTAGGTCGCCGAGAACGTGCCGTCGTCAATTGCGGCCGGCAACCCGATAAGCTGCTGGGTATTGGCGACGTTGTTGTAGAGGGAGTTGGCGAAAGTATCGATTGTGACGTTGGTGGAGTCGTTCATGCGCGCTTCGATCAGCGGCACCACCGAATAATCGAGCTGCACCAGCCCTTCCATACCCAGAAATGGGATGGTCGAGACGAAAGCCTTGAGGTCAAATTCGGCGTCCTGAATGCCGGGCATCACACCAGGCTGTTCGAAGCTGCCCGAGTAATCCACCCACTGGCCGGACACCATCGGAGTGCCCTGGACCGGCGCCGTGATGGGCGACAGACCGCCCGTGGCGACTTGTGCCGAGGCGAGAAGGGCCGAAATCAGCGGGGCCGATTTCCAGATTTGCACGTATACTTTGTTCATGAACGCCCGCCTAACAACAGCGGACAATTCTGAGGCTATAGCGCCACTTGCTGGCACAATCCCTTGGCCGAAGATCGGCATTTTGTCAATCCTTTCAACGACTTAGCGGGATTTAGGCCCGCCTTCTGCGAAACTCGTCAATCACCGCATACGCATTATTGCGCGCGGCCTTGTTCGGGTCTTTCGAATACTCGGCAAACGCCGGCAATTCCCACGTCGCGCCCGGCGGGGTTTCGCCGCTGGGCTTTTGATTGGCCGGCGGCGGGTTGAGCGCGGCATACAGAATGCGGCCGTCCTCGTAGTCGCTGATGCCCTTCTTTTGCATCAGGTCCTCGATTTTCTTGACCGTATCCTCATCGTATTTCGGAGCCGAACCATCATCGCTACCGGCCAGCAGCCGTTGCCGGTCGCGGTTCAGCTTCTCGACAATAGCGTTCTGCTGGTCTTGGATTCGGCTCTGCTCAAATTCGGACTTGAACGCCTCGAATTTGTCCTCGACTTCCACATCGGCAAAGGCCGCGGCGTGAGCCGAATCAGGCTTGGCTTCGCGCACGATCTTGGCGAATGCCTTGCGGGTCTTTTTGTCGTGCGACAGATCGAGTGCGAGCCGCGCCAAATCCTGCGCGACGTTCGGATCAATCGGCTTGGGGGCGTCCATCAGATTGGCTTGCCGCGCTGAGCAGACGGGCCGCCGCGCTCAAGGCCCATGCCGCCGATCTTGTTGCGCTTGCCGGTCGGATCGGTGAGCTTTTGTTCGGACGTGAAGCCGCCAAGCACACTGTACGTGGGCGGATTGCGGAAAATCCCGTTTTCCATCTTGCGCGTGCGCGCGGGAGCGGATGCTTTCGGGCGAAGAAAATCGGTCATGCTGCCTCCATTTCCGGACCGGGCATTGACATACCGGGCGGGGGTTCGTTGGTTGGTTTGATGCCGGGCGGGGGAGCGGCTGACATACCCCCGCCTTTCTGCGCATTCATCGCCATGTTGGCGATACCGGCAGGGACCATGTTGGAACCTTCGGCCTTACCAAATATCGGGGTAAGCGCGCGATAGGCGTTGATGAGGGCCTGTTGTTCTTTTGAGCCGACCGTGAACGCCAGCGCCGCATGTAACAGCGTTGGCATGGCGACTTTGACGGATTGCATTGCCGCGGCTTGATTGCCAGCGCCGCCGCCGGGTGAAAGCATCGGCGAAGCGCCTGGGCCGCCTGGCCCCCCGGCCGGCGATTTGGGCAAACCGGGAGGTGCAGCACCGGCACCGGGAGGTGCACCAGGAGCGGCAGGCGGCGGTGGTTGGTCCATTCCCATCGGCATAGGATTCAATTCATAGGACTAAAAGCCGTTGGGCGTCAACTAGGCGAAAAGCAATTGGCCCCGGCAGTGCGGTGCCGAGGCCAAAAGGTTCGTGCGAGTTGAGGTTTGTACGCTTACCGGCGCGACTTGCGACGGCCGCGCTTGTGACTTTTACGTCTCCGCATAATGAGGCTCCTTCCAGTTATGGTTGGCGGGCGCCAACACAGCGACTATCGCCGTATCCCGCCCATGAGTGCCTAACCCTGTAAATGTGCGCGCGGGATTTTGGTTTGTCAAATCAGCGTGGCGGCCAATTACCAGTTTCCTTGGCGCGGTCTTTGAGCCTATCCGCCATGTCGGCAAGATTGTCGGTCATGCGGTCATAAGCGCGGTCGGCGGTCGCGTCATATGCCTCGGCATCAGTTGCGTCCTGATGCATTGCCAAATATTCCTCAATCAATTGTTCATGCGCCGCGATAAATAGTTCCTTCATTGTTCCGCCCTCGTTCACGTTGCTACGTCAGAATTGGACGTATCACGGATGTGCGTGTCCGTTCTTTTTCGGCTTCTCGCCTTCCGGCGGCATTCCCATCTGCGCACGCTTGGCCGCGGCTTCGGCGGCTTGTTTCTTGCGAGCGCGCAACGAGTGGATGAGGTTGTTCTTGTTGGGCGGGTTCATCATCCGCAGGAATGCTTCCTCGTCAATCGCCTGCGCCTTCTTGAGTAGCGTTGCCAACTCCCTACTGTCGTCGGCAAACAACGGGCTGTGGCTATGTCCGGCAACGGACAGAGAGTAATCCGACGATAGGTTATGGTAGAAAAATTCATCCCCCGGCTTGCCGTCCTCTTTCGGGTCCGGCTTTATCGGATTGTCGTTGTTCCGCATATTTAGTTTCATCACTAAATCGCCCATGCGGACTAATGGCGCCTCCAACTTGGTTGCGGTCTTTTTGATGCGGCCGGTGCCGGTGGTGAGCAATTGCTTGGCGTGGCCGGTCGAGCGAACATCCTTGGTGCCCTTGCCTTCCGCAGTGGCTGTCAGCCCTGACGCCTCCAACATCAACCCGGCAATTTGCTGGTAATCCGCAAAAATGTCCGGCGGCATTTGCGGGGCCAGTTCCTTGATGGCCGCCTGCGGCAACTGATCCATCACCCACGTATCGGCCCCGCCAAAGGCCTCCATCTTATCCTCGGTCATGCCAAGGAAGCCACTACCGACGCGGGGCGGGTAAGCCTGCTTTTCGAGGATGTCGTGTATCTGGTCCAGCCGTTCATTCGACCATTGCTGCAACGGGATCAACGATTCGATGTGTGCCTTGCCCCAGAAATACTTGTAGATGCTGTAGGGCGTGATTTGGACGTAAGGGTGATCTTTGGGGAAGAACGGATTGCATTGCGTGTTGTAGAACTGCTCCTGATCCTTGCTCGGAACCCTGTACCCCTTGGCCTTTTTCAGGACTTCGATGGTTTTTTTGGAGTCGGAGAGGATGATTCCGGGATCAACGGCGAAAAATACTCGGTAGTCCTCGCATACGTCGTCCCACACCGTAAGTTCGTGGAAAGCGACCAGCGGACGATTGATTTTGGCCACGTAGCTAGGCCTTGCGACATAGCTGGGATTGACCGATCCGGTGACGTTTCCACTTAAATTCTCCCCTGACGTGGACGCAATAATCATCCGCGTAACCATTTCGGGAAATGGCGACTCGAATGGGGTATTGACCACGCTCAACTGGTCGATTTTGTTGGCCAGCCCAGCCCGAATCAGCCGCTGGCAGGCATTGTCATAGTCGATGTAGTAGGTGTGGACGAACGCAGGCTGGCTTTCCAGGTCGGTGATTTCCTCGGCAAATACCCCGAACTCCCACGGCATGACCATGGTGAAAGTTTCTTCCTCTTTCACGTCGGACCAGCCCATTTTGCCGACAACGGTATCCATCACCGTTGACCATTTCAGCGCCTCGCCAAAGAAATCAAACAGACCGGCATCGCGAAAATCGTTGTTGAAGGCGTCCTGCGCGGCCATAAACTGTTTCACTTCAGCATCACTAGCGTTAGCGGGTGCAGAAAGTGAAAATTCAGCATGGTCCGGCGAGTAGAGAAACGAGCAGACCAAATCGAGATGCGATTCGATTCGGTTGTAGATGATGTCGCTATCGCCGCTTGTGCCGTACAGGAAGAATTGCCGGCGGCGGTCGTACAGGGCTTTGCGTTCTTCTTTCGAGTCGAGACACGTCGATAGCACCCAATTTAGGTACTCATCTTTGAGACTTGAGCTTTCAGGAATGATCATGAACATGCTTATCCGGTTTAGACACACAGCCCTACATCTTGTGGTCACGTAGCGGGCCGCTCGTCGCCGTCGGCAACCTGCTCTTCCGAAATCTCGAAAGTTGCTTTGGCCGGGTGGGGCAAATAGAACGACTTTTCGCCGCTGCCGCCGTTGTAGTTGCCCTCGACTGTCACAGGGTCGTGGCCGATTTGCTTCACGGTTGCGCGATATTTTCCGTTGACGTGAACCTTTACGGAGGTGGTCATGGGTTTTTCCTTGTTGATCGTGAAAAACGGCTGCCGGTGCCGTTCAATTGGCGGAATTTGCCAGTCCGGCTCTGGCTCGCGGTAATCAGGATCAGGACCGAAGCGCCGCTTGCCTGCCTCAGTCTCTACGTCGGGGTCGCTGGCGATCTTTCGCCGCAAATCATTCATCGTAGTGGCCTATGAGTATATTCAATCGCGGTGTTGGAATGCACCCCCGGCACGGAACGGGAGTGGGGCAACGCATTACCTGTGCCCACCCGCGCCTTGAAATTCACATTGGTTGTGGATGGCAGACATGTGGCCACTGGCCGGCCGTTCTGGTCCCGCACGATAGGTGAGGTAAAGCCCGGCCCAAACTGCATATTCGGCACGTTGCGGCCGGGGTTGGGTGGGGTCGGCAGCTTGGGCATTGCACGCTCGCCACGCTGCGCGGAGTTCACGTCGGTCATCTTGAACACGTCCACTAGGTGCCGCAGCTCGGCATCGGCCGCCTTGGCCGTACCCGCGACGTGCCCGCCACCGGGTATCCACTGCACGCGAATGCACTTACAGCCGGGACAGCTAGGATTTCTTTCCCATGCGTCGAAGGTTTGCAGGCAGTTGCCGTTGAGACATTGCCAGGATCGGATAACGCCGCTCATTGAAATGGCCCATAATATTCGTGAAACCCGCGGATTTTGCGCCAGAACTCAATCGGGCGATCATCCGAGTACACCGCCAACTCGTACTCCCCCGGCTCCATATTCTCAAGTTTTATGGGCCTAATCTCGATAGTGTGCTGCTCTACAGAACCGGCCGCAGGCACCGGCTCAAGATTTTTGTGGTCCCAAATCGGAGTGGAAGGGACGAAAGACAAAACCTCGAAATGAGTCTTGGCACCCGCGGGCACGTCAATGTAGCCAAAAATCTTCGTGGGCTGACAGCAACAGCGAACGGGATAGGTCGTCATGCAGGCACCTTGATGTTCTGCTTGCGCAGGAAATTCACAATTAGCCTATCCACCGGCTCAGTTCCACCCCTTTGATCTATCTCGGCCGACCGGGCCAGGGTCAGCCCCATGGCCTTGAGCATCGGCAAGGCATAAAGATTATAGCCCTGATAGGCCAGGGCCGCGGCCATAACGCGATCATCCTTGGACCGGCCCTCGCCGCCAATCTGGCCTTCGTCGTTGACGATGCGGCGCATTTCTTCGATCAACGGCACGGAACGCGGGATGATGCGGCCAAGTTCTATTCCGTCCTTAAACTGATTCATCATACGCTGTTTTAATTCGTGTGTGGTTTTCCATTGGTAGGCCAGGGAGCTGCCACCCGGAGTATCCATGCGGCGATAAAAGAAATGCCGCATATTTCCCAAGATATTGCGAATGCCGAATGCGTCGTCCTGTGGCCGCATTTCGGCTGACAATTTCTGTATCTTTTGCAATTCGTCAAACACAGCCTGTCCCGGTCCAGTAATTTCAAGAACAGGCTGTATCCACGTCAAACCGTAGTAACCGGCCAGATGTGCCAATATCCAAGCATTCTGATAGGTGGACGGCTCGGGCGAACAATACTCGACAACTTGCACCATACAGTCGGAGTAACAGCGCCAGCCCGACATAACCGAACGGTCGGCTTCGTCCGACGAACCGTAAGCCGGATCATCGCCCATAACGTAATAGCCAAATCGCGATGCTTCCTCCCACACCCGCAAAGGACTTCTAGGGTCCCTCGTCTGCTGCAATTTAGTTTCTTCCCACTTGTGCGTGAGCTTGTAGCGGTAGGTCAGGAACGGATGTTTTTTGGCTTCTCGGATACAGTTGGTAAGAGCTTCCGCAGTGAAGAACTGTGAACCTGTCGCCTGAAAAGCGTCCTGGTCGGTCCATGGGTATTCCTGGTCCATCAGGGATTGGTCGTTGATCTTTTCGCTTTCAAGGTGCCAGCGATACCAAGCTATTTGTTGAAGGCTAATTTCAAACCCATAAACTTCACGTACCTCGCGGACCCGTTTGCGTTCGAGGGGAGCAAGCGACGATGAGATACCGTCCGGCATGTACTTGGTGAAGAACGGATGGTCCAATGGGAATTGGTTCCGCTCATCGCGCCACCAGCCGATAAATATAGCGGCCTTCGTCGGGTCTTTTTTGGCAAGGTCCCATGCTTCTTCGTAATGATTGAAGCCGTTGGCAGTAGATTCGTAAATCTGTAGCCGGTGGGGGTAGAGAGAACTCGTTTGGCTCCGAAATTCCGCCAAATCGTCATCATTGCCATAGAATGCCACCTCCGTTGCATGAACGAAATTCGCACTACCAGACCGGCCCAAGCCACCCTTGCGGCCGCTCGATGTGCCGGCAATCAGGTAGCGGAACTTACTAGCATTCTTAAGTATGAGAAGATTTCTGTTATGCCGAACGTAATTGACTTTATGGGTCTTAGGAGTTTCTGCAAAAAATACTTCAATGGCTGACCTGAAATCGTCACGTGAACCTTCCTCGTGCGTAATGAACACCCCGAGGAGTCCCTTATGCTCAAAGGCCCAAAATAAATCCAGAGCGAGTAGGAAGGTGGATATTCCGGCCTGTCTGTTTTTGAGGACGTAGAATACCGTGATGCCATTGTCCAACCCCTTGCATATCTCGTCCAGCAAATAGACCTGACTGCCCAGCAACCGGAACGGCACCAGCCCGTAGTCCTTGGACTGCACCTTGAGCTGCTTCAAAAACGCAATGAACTTGGCCCGCGGGAATGGCGCAACCGCGCTACTGCGCAGCTCGAACTTCTCAATCTCGTCCGGCGGTGGTTCCGATTTGAGAGGGACGTGGGCGGCGTCAGGCATCGAGAACACCACGGGCAATATCGCCGATGCCTTTCAGACAGTGGCGCCCCATGCTCGCGCTGAAAGCATCCAGCGTCATGCCGTTGGCCGTCAGTAATTTATGGGCACGATGGCTTTCTTCGGCAGACGGTTCGTGAAAAATATCAGTTGGGTAGGCATCAGCCCACTGCACAATGCGCTGTAGGGCGTCTTCCAAATCCTCGCACCGCTCGCACATTGCAGCCTCCGAACAAATCAGTAGAGGCAACCTATGTCAGCAGCAACAGCCGTACAATCCCGTTCCCGGCCATATCCACGCGCTGATTTCAGTGAGCATGACCGCGGCAATCAACCCGCTGGCAATAACGTAGCCCAGCAACAGGCGGCTCATCCCATGCCGTGCAGAAGGCCGCCGGGGCCGCTCAGAATGCAGCTAAAAAGCATGAAGATGATTTTCACCGCCATGATCGCAACAATGGCCCACAGGATGATGTTGATGATGCCGGTGATGAGTGGGCTGCCAATCCAACCCAGCAAAATCGGCATGACAAGCCGAATGACGGCGATAACCGCAAATACGATGATGAGCCAAATGCAGAGCGTTTCAGCCCAGGCGAGAGAAAAGCACATCACAGCCCCGTGGGGTTAGGCACGGGCGGCACAGGACCCGGGGCCGCTGGTGCAGGTGTGGCTGGAGAAGGGCCAGTATTGAAAACATCGAACCTGACCGGCTGACCAGGCGGTGGCACAATCGCAGCCTCGGCCTTCTTCTCGGCCTTGAGTTCCGCCTCCAACTTGGTCGGCGCCACCACAGACCACGTTGCCGCCTTGAACGTAATCGCCGGCACGCGGCTGGCGTGGCCCGAGGCCACATCAATCAGCAAATACTCGGCATCCAGCGGCTTATGCTCCACCCGGTAGCGTCGAGCCGGCTGGTCCTTCACAATGGCCGGGATCAAACTCCCAGCCGGAATAACCGAAAATTCAATCACATCGCCGTCGTCGGGAAGGGTCTGGTCGGGCATGGGCGTCAATCCTTGCAAGGGTCCACTGTGGCAACACTACGGCGACGGCAAAGGTTCCGCAACGGGTAATGTTGGGAAGTTCAGGCAAGCAAACTCGCCGTGGTATTTGCGAGCCGCGACATCATAGGCAACTGCCGCAGAAGCCTCATCCGGGTAGAACCCAAGGTAAATCTTCTTGCGGTCAACCGTTACTATAGCCCGCCACGGCCGGCCCTTAATCGGCTTCCCGTGTCTAGTTATGTGCCGGGAAACACCCTTAAACCGCGACGTTCCGCGGCCAGTTGGCTGCTGGTTCTTTGAATTTTGCCCCTGCGTGGCAAGCCGCAGATTGGTCGAGCGACGATTATCAAGAGTATCGCCGCTCTCGTGGTCAACCGTACACGGCGGTTCCTGCATAAGTAACCGAGCCAAGTAGATTTTTTTCTTCCACTTACGGCCGCCAATTTGCGCGTAAACACGAGGCTTTTTGGTTTTCCGGCCCTGCAAACAGACCATCCAAGTAAATTGGCCGACTATTGCCAGGTCCTCGTCGTCAACCTGCACGTCATGTCCGGTTTTGGTGCGGAAAACAGCCATAACAAAACGTGTACTACATACATTTGGCAATGTCCACCCCTAGTCAAGCCATTGACCTAAAAATCTTTTTGGGGGGAACCGAGGATGGGGAGCACCGATTCCTAACTCAGGCCCCATCGCGCCCGCGCCAGCTCCAGCGCGCTGGGCCGGGGCGGTCACCAACCGGTCCGCAACCGGTTGGTCTGGGCACGTAACCCATTGGTATTGCTAGGGTCAGCTATAGACCACACTCGATTTGGCAGCACATTGGCAGCAATCAGCACGGTCCACAGCCACACCAGGCGCCAGAAATGCCCGTAGAATGGCCCTCAGTGGGGCTGTAGTGGCTCAGGGTGAGCGACGGTTCTAGTACGCCTTACATGTCCCACGTTGGATAGCAGCCACCACAGCCGACGCTACGGCCGCTGACACGGTTCCTGTATTGATTGCACGATACAGCGTCTTACGGGTTACCCCAGCAGCAGCAGCCACCCTATTGATGCTCGGCGGCCGGTCAAACCGTAGCTTGCGCAGCTCGGTTATTGCCTGTTGCTCGATTGTCATGTCAGGGAAAACCTTACACGGCTCAAGGTCCTACTCCGCTCTCACTTCGTTTCACGATAGGCTCAGTGTCCCTAGCGGAATGAAGATAGAGCAAAGCGGCTTAGCATTGAAGGGGTCTTGATGCGAGATGGACTGCGGCTTGCCGGCCCCTTAACCTTGCCGGGCTGAACCATCGGTTTCTTTACCGATCCACTCCGCTCGCAATACAGACTGTGATTAAGACCGCGCGACTTAGACACATGCAAAATTGCCGTGTCAATGGGGTAGTTAAGCATTTGATATTGTTTATGCGGCAAGAACTGAATGTCAATTCAAGGAATGAATCTCAGTTCACTCGCCGCATTGCGAATCTTGATATTCAACTCGCGTTGCCTGGCGAGTAGCTTTTTGAACCTGCCGAAGCTCATATCGCGTGGCTTGCGGGCAATGATGATTTCCCCGCGACGTGGTAGGCCTGCACGCTCGGCTATTCTCGACACGGCGCTTTCGGTTAATCCAAATGCCGCGGCCGTGGACATCAGCTTAATGCCAGCCCGATATTCCTCAATAACGGCAAGCCTCTCATCTGGGGTCAGGTTTTTCCGTCTCATGGCACAGCCTTGTCAATTGACATTGCTATACTATTGGCTTTGTTCCCGGTTTAGTCAACTATTATCCACATCCTCTCAACTAGCACTTGACACCATATGGGACTGTGATAGGTTGTGAATGCAAGCCGGGTTGGCGCTCGGCTCTAACAGCGAAGGAACATCAGATGACCATTACCGAATTTGTCACGTCGCTCGGTGCCACGATGACCGTGAAGCCGATCGACAGTAATCCGAACATGCCCGATGCCGACGTGGCGATGTCGCATTACGCTTGCCTGATCCGGGTCGGCAAATCCCGGCTTACCGTGCCGTTCTCAATGGGCTCGGGTCTGTCCGGTGAGCCGCAGATCGGCGACGTGCTCGATTGCATGGCCTCAGACGCCAGCACGATTGAGAACGCGCGTTCGTTTGAAGCGTGGTGCGCCGAGCTCGGCTATGACGAAGATAGCCGCAAGGCCGAGCGCACATTCAAGATTTGCCAGCGTCAGGCCGTGAAGCTCAAGCGCCTATTGAGCCAATCGGCTTACGACACGCTGCTCTGGAACACGGAGCGCGCGTGACATGCCCACACACTCAATCGACTATCTCAACGCCAGGCGAGCACGGTTAGCCGCGTCTGGCGGCACAAACTACGCTCGCACGGTCAATCCGGTTGATATCCGCGCACGCGATGCCGAAATGGATGCCGGCGAGTTGCTGCACGAACAAGTGCGGCTGGTGTTCGCCGATTTCCGGGCATGGTTTGCCGAAAGCACCAATGCACTGCGCCAGGGCAATATCGCCGATGGACTGCCCAAATGATGCCACACGGTGTCAGTTCACGGACAGGGGCGATTGTGCGGCTAAAGCTGATAATGCCTGCGTATGTGGAAAGCCGCAGCCTTACTCACGGGGATGTGAGGCACGCTACATTCCGGGCGCAACATGTCAAAGGCCAAACTGCGGTTGCGATTGAATCCGCCGTGATGTGGCCGGCCCAGCCCCTTCGCGGGCATGGCCTGCACAGCGGTAGACCCGGGGCGGGCGCCAGACTGCCCCGGGTCGCACTACTGCACCGTCACAGCCGCGTCCGGCACAACCCCATGCTCAATCGCATCATCCACCAGCAAATCCACCACCATCGACCGGCATATCGCATCGCAGCTCGGCTCACTACCCGGATCGCCGCTGGCGTGCTTCGCGTGTGTCCGTATATGCGCGGCCAGGCGCAGCAGCAGACTGGCCGCGGGGTCGGGGAGGTCGAAGGTTATGCGCATGGGATTAAATCCCTATTCCGAATCGGATGTGTACAAAACTAGGCTGTCGTTGACAATGTTCAATTAGCAATTTAGGGATTTGCACACCTACCGCGCGCCTCGGTGGCATTCAGGGGCAGGAGAAGGCAAGTGATAAACCATCCCAACCGCAGCAAGAAAAATGTCGAACGGGCCGTGCTGGTGACAACCTCTCACCGCGGCGTGTTTTTCGGCTATGCAACTGAGACTGACGGCGCGACAATCAAGCTCCGCGCTGCACGAAACTGCATCTATTGGTCGGCCGACGTTAAGGGCTTCCTCGGTCTTGCATCAACTGGCCCAACTAAAACCTGCAAGATCGGACCAGCCGCCAACATCGACGTTCGCGATATTACTTGCGTTGCGGAATGTCTGCCGCAGGCCGTCGCAGCGTGGGAGGCAGCGCCGTGGACGCGATAATTCTTAGAGGCAACGCACCTTACGGCTACGGCTCCGGCTACGGCTCCGACTACGGCTACGGCTACGGCTCCGGCTACGGCGACGGCTACGGCTCCGGCGACGGCTACGGCTCCGGCGACGGCTACGGCGACGGCTCCGGCTACGGCTCCGGCTCCGGCTCCGGCTACGGCTCCGGCTCCGGCTACGGCGACGGCTACGGCTCCGACTACGGCTCCGGCTACGGCTCCGACTACGGCTCCGGAGAGTATTGGCTGTCCGCCGTCGACTATCTCGTGGTGAAGTGGCCCGAGAGTATCCAAAAGAGATTTGCCGAGATTCTCGCGCTTGGGGTAACCATCGCGTTCTGGCGATCAGACAAGAATGCTCTACCGGCAAATGGTGGCAAGAAGATCGAACCCGCAGCGCCGGGCGTTATTCACACCGCGCCCGGCCCGCTCAATCTCTGCCATGCCGGCACATTGCACGCCACGCTATTACCGCCGAAATGGAAAGGCGAGCGATGGTGGGTTGTGGCCTTGCACGGCGAGGTTATTGGCGACGAGGAAAAATATGGCTGCCTCAAACGCGAAATCATTGCCGAGGCTTTATGAACAGCTGCCCTACATGCGGCCGGGAATACCCGCCCAAGATCGTTGTGCGCGGCATTATCCGGCAACGGATCGTGAATGCTTTGGCCGCGGCACCGGATGGCCTGAGCCATGCACGCATACGGACCCATAGGCGACATGCCCAAACATCACGACTACCTGTTCCTAGCCGAGATAGGCCGGCGCCTGACCGCCAAACGGCAGGATATGGGGTTTAGCCAACAGGCGGTCGCGGACGCGTCCGGGCTTACGCCCCAGATGCTGTCGCGGTATGAAATGGGCTTGGCAGACCCGCCGCTGTCCACGCTGATCCGCATTACCGCCGCGTTGCAAATGTCGCCTATGGCGTTGCTGATGCAGGCGGCAGTACTTTCGGAGCAGGACTAATGGACCCCCGGCACCCGCTCTACGACCCCAAATGCCGGCACCTGTCCAACTGGGCAACGCTGGTTGAGTTCGTGCGGTGGTATTTGCCGCGGCTGCGAGGTCGGCTGCGATGAAAACCTGCATCACATGCAGCCACTACCTGCACAGCCTGACCAAAGCTGGCGACATCAACATTATTGAACATCGTTGCGCTGTCAAACAGTTAGACCCGGTTACTGGCACCGAGGGTGAGCCGGAATGCCTATGGGCGCGCACCTGGCCGCACCATTGCGGCTGGGAAGGCAGATACTGGAAAGTTAAAACATTACCTGGCTTGGGAGGTTAGATATGAGCGATACCCCGTTGAACGCACAGCAGATTCAGCAAATACAAAACGCAGCCGAGCGTCGGATTGCGGAATACATACGCGACACTCAACTGCGAAAATGGGCGATAGAACAGGCAATTACACGGTTTCCCGGTCAAGATGATTTAATAACCCGCGCCAGCCAGATATTCGATTTTGTCGCGCAACCGTTTAACTTGGACATCAAGCCATGATTACCGTCATCGCCTGCACCATCGGTGCAATAGCCCTGTGCTGCCTTGGCGTGGTCTGCTGGTGCGGTTGGCGTGGGGCAGACGATGATATGGCCGCCGACCGGGCCGGATCATGGATGGTCAATTATGACCCGCGGGGACGTAAGCGGCGGCGTTAGCGCAGTTGCTGCCACGAATCCTTGTCGGCTGCCGGCAGATTGTCCCATGCCTCGTCCCCGACTGCGGCGCGCAACTCGTCTACGCTCGGTGGCTTCCAAGCGTTGCGTCGCTCGGCGCCCAGCCCCCATCCACCTTGCCCGTCGCCGTACTTGGCTTTGAGTTCGTCGTAGGTTAGGCGCCGAGTGGCGTCATGAGCGGCGTTGGTCTCGCGCTCCCGCAGCTGGGCTGCAACTCTCCCCTCACGCTCGACGGCCCGCGCCAACGGCTCGGTCTTGCGCTCGCACCACGCCACGAGGTCCGCAACGGTCGGGAGAAACTTGCAATCCCGCGTGATGCCGTTGACACGATCCGCACACGCGGTAGCCGTCTGCCGCGGATAGCTCACCACCACCGCCGCCAGAGCGCCCAGATAGCCCTTGCCGGCGTCGCGGCCGCCGTTCGGGTAGGCATCAACGATCCGCACCGCGGCTTCAATGCCTTCCGGCATCGTCATGTGGTCGCTGAGAGCTCGCTGTAAGCTCGAACTCTCGCGCGTGTTCGGCCATTCGGCGCCCGAGGTCGCCAAGGCTTTCCCCTGGCCGTCGATCAAATTCATTGCCGCCTCCATTTTTTTGCTTTCCTGTTAATAACTGCCGCACGCGATTACGCCACGTCGCCGACCAGTTGAGTTTGCAGCCGCGCTGACCCGGAACGGCAATCCAGTAGTCCACAAACTCAACCCAATGCTGGGTTGCCGCGTGACCGTCAAAGCCGGCGGCTAACGCAAACTCGAATGCTTCCGCAGGCATTGTCGCGCCCGGCTCCATCCGCGTGCCCTTCCGCAGAGAGGCTTGCTCCCTCTTAACCTTCCTTACTTCCGTAGAAGGGCTTTCCAAAACAGAAGAAAGGGAGGGAGTAAGACTACAGTGATTTTTAGAGTCGGCCGATTCGTCGGCAGACGAAAATTGCTCACCGGACATCGTTTGCTTTCCGGTTTTACGTTGTAAACGCTTGGCTTTTTGGTATTTCAGATCACGATCGCGTCGTGTGTCTGCCGATTCGTCGGCAGATATCTGCCGACTCTGAGCGACGGACACTAGCGCCCCCGAAACACGGCCAACGAGTTCCGGGGCGGTGCCCGCCCGGATCAAATCGGCAATTAAACTATCGTCGGTCATGCCCTGTCACGGGGGCTAGAGGAAAGGGGGCCGGTAAGCCCTGTGACGAAGGCAATGGTAGCGAGCCACTGTCCCGGCTGGTTTGCAGATTAGCGTATCAGTCCCCAAGATGTCAAAATCATCAACGCCCGGTCGAGGCTATCCGTCCATGCCGCATAACCGCCCGCGGCGTTCACGTCGTCCATGAAGTTGTGCTGCTCATCCGTGGGCCGGCCGCCGGTGCTTTTGAGTTCAAGGACAAACATGATTCCATCCGGCCGCAGGAATACCAGGTCGGATACACCCGCGCGCAGACCCATCTTTTTCGCGCGGATGGCAGATAATGGGACGCCTGATTTTGTGACCTTGCCACCCATCTTGGATGAGTTTGGAACGTAGAAATAAACCAGCCCCAGCACCTTTCGCAGCTCGATATGCTGCACGAGGGCCATTTGGAATTGATCTTCCTCGTATCGGTTTTTCTTGCGGGCGAGCGTGGGTGTCATTTCCGCTCCGCAAACTCAAATGCCATCCCGGCTAGTTTCTCGGTGATAAATTGCTGTGCATAACTTGTGCGGGGCGGCCCGGTCTTTTCCCAATTGTAGATGGTGGGCCGTGATACTCCGAACCGGGCAGCAAACTTGGCGTGGCTTTCGCCCATCCTTTTCCGCGTTTGCTGAATTTGTTTTGCGGTTATCATTTGACAGCTATTGACACGGTGCGGCGTTGCTGTCAATAGTGTCAACTATGAACAACACGGCAAACCATATCGGCGACATCCCACTGGCGCTAATCATCATTGGGCTAGCCGCGTGGGCCGTGTGCATCATCATCAAAAGGCAAGCCAATGAGCCGTGACGAGTTTTTGGCAATCGAGGTCGCCCGCTACATCGGCCTCGGCATGGACCTGCAAGCCGCCCGCAGCTTGGCTAATGCCGATTGGGGATGGGCCGACGGTCGAACATACGACATGCGCGTGGCCGAGGCGCGGGAGCGGCTAAAGGCACGCCGGCGGCAGCGACGACTTGAGCCGACTGTGGACGATCTGTTGGACGATGAGTTCCAATGGGACCGGCACAGCCCGGAGAATCAGCGATGGCATGAATGACCGATTATCCAGCGGACTACCCTGTTCACCCGGACTACCCTGTTCACAAACTCTGCAACGCTATTCACCAGCGCACGAATCTTTACGAGGCCGACATTAAACATTGGTTGCGCGATTTGGCCGAGCTGAAAGAACAAGGATTTTCGCCCGAGACTACCCCAATGTTACAGCTGTTTGCCGATACCGGGATTTTGCGGCAATTGGCTAATGCGTTGGACGAACAACGAAAACAACTCACACAACCGGAGCCGCTAAATGAAAATATCTGATGCCTTCCCGCGTGAATTTCTTGCTGCACCCGACATCGGCAACAACGAGATTCGTGTGCTCATAAGCCATGTCGAAATGCGTGACGTGGGTGACGACCACAAGCCTGTCGTGTTTTTCCAGAACAAGAAGAAGGGGATGGTCCTTAATCTTGTAAACGCGAAGGCCATCGAACAATACTGCGGCGATGAAATGGACCTTTGGGCTGGCAAGGAGATTATCCTGTTCACAATGCCGGTCACATTCAATGGCCGCACAGCACCGGCTATTCGTGTCCGCGTGCCGATGCCGACCGAGCGATCCATTGGACCGGGAGCGCCTGCTGCGCCGGCAAAGCAAAGCGAGGACCCGGCTGACTTTTGATCCGCGTGTCACTCCGCGGATTGGACCGGGCCGGCTCCTGCCACAACACAGCCCCTCACACGCCCCGGCAGGGGCCGGCAAGGTCAAGCGGCGATAGACGACAGGTTAACAGGGGAAAACCATGACCCATGATGAAGAAAACGACCGCAATGAAGCGTGGCTTCGTTCGGTCCTGGATGGTCTGACGGCATCCAATTCGTCAGCGGAGGCGATAGCACAGAAGCTATATGCCTTCACTCATGGTGGAGCGGTAGCGGCGCTGCCGGCCTCCGTGTTGCGGTTTGAAACTCTGCTCAATGAACCAACAGAGTTTGAGGATCAAACCCGCGTGCGCGAGTACCGGCACCAGATGTGGCCGCGTTGGCAGGAAGTCGTGACCGACGTCCGGCGGCTGACAACAAGTATGTCGGGAAATGAACGATGATCGAGCACACACTTGGACCTTGGGAATTTATTGAGGATGACGGGCGCCAGGTTGACGATTGCCTTGGGCCTTATACGATTTGCGACCCGGCGCGCAATGATCTTGCATCCGTCTATAGCCGCGAAAATGCGACGGTGGCTATATCTCGCCGTTGCGCTGTCGCTAATGCTCGCCTAATTGCCGCCGCGCCAGACTTGCTCGCCGCGCTTCAAGATGCGCTCTTGTGCATGGAATCTGGCAACAAGATCAAAAATCCAGATTGGGACGGATCGGCCACCCCGGAATCTTCTATTGGCAAAGCCCGCGCGGCTATCGCAAAAGCAAGTTGATACGGAATTAACATGGATTTTTTCAAACGACTTTGGTGCGCCCTTCGCGGCCATCCCTATCCGACACAGACGGATCGGGGTGCCTACCAAGATTGGCTTGATGGTCGCGATCCATTTGCTCCGCTATCGTATTGTTCCAATTGTGGGGCAGAAATTAAAAGCCGAAAGCACGGCGCGGGTTGGGGGTAGCATGGAAAATCGAGACACATTGCTGGTCGCCTATGGCTATCTCTGGCTGTTCCAGGGCGACGCCGAGGCCGACAACAACGCTCGCTTTGCCTTTGAGGCTCGGCGGCAACTGTTGTCGCTCTTAACCAAAGAGGACCGACTGATCGAACGGCTGCGATCTGGCGAGGGAATCTCGCTTAGCATTCTGTCGCCCAAGGTTGAAACAGAATGACGCGAGGATATTACCGCAAGCACGAAGTGAATGGCGCTGGCTGGACCAAATGGATTCCAGCCGCGCGGCGTCACAAAATCCGGTGCTGCGACTGTGGGCTAGTTCATCAATTTGTTTTCCATGTGAACAAGCACGGGGTCATCCACTTCAAGGCGCGGCGCTTGGCTGGCGAGACAAAAAAAGCGCGGCGCAAAAGCCGACTAACTTCTGCAATGTCGGGAAATGCGACATGAGCGATAAATTATATGGTCCTTGCCAATGGTGCGGCGCGCTGGCCGGTGCGCCCTGCGTGACCCGTAGTGGGAAAATATATGTCTACGTTCACACTTGCCGCAAAGGTTCATTGATTGGCGAGCCGCCGGGGTTTTCAGCTCTCTATCCTGTGGAAGAGAGTGGGCCCGGCGGTGACGTTGGGCTAGACGGCGGCTCACCTATCAATGAAACAGCCGACGAGTAACGGAGGTGAAAATGGCTTGGTATGTATTGGCGTTGTGTCTCAGCTTTTGGGCTGGCGCGATTGTTGGGACCACCAACGAGCGGTGCCGATGGTTTCGCAGGCCCGTACAAAAGCCGACATACTGAGGTTTTCACGGAATGACCCTTCCCTACCCGCCACCCTTCCAAGACCTCAAGACGCTCGCAGCGCATTGCTGCCTGAGAAATTCAAAGAGGACAACGCGCAATGTCCGCAGTAACACGGGGATAGCATGACAATGCAAATCATCTGCTTCGTGATCGGCATGTGGGTGGGTGGGTTGCTTGTCTATTTTCACCGCTCACGAAATAGCACGGGGCCAGTTGTGACAAGATTAGCAGGCTACTTCATGGCTCTTTCCCGACGCTTTAACTCCCGCTCGACGGCCTTCCGGATGAGGTCGGCCCGCTTTTCGCCGTCCCCGAGGGCCGCGTCTATGCGCTCCATGGTCCCAGCCGGCAAACGGGCCGGAATTTGCTCGAAATTGACCTGTTTTCTGCCCATAGGGCCAGAATATACATGATATCACCTATTGACAAGGGCAAAATAGGTGATATCATCTACCCATCAAAACGGGAGACGGACATGACCAAGAATCAGCCAATCACCTACACCTTCACCAAGGGCATTTTCACCATTTCCGTCCATGCCCAGAAGGGCCTCATTCGCGAATCCATCCGCAACTCGGATGGTCGCGAACTTTCATATCAAGCCTTTCGCAGTTCATGCGCGTCTAATCGCGATCTCGTTACCTCTTACGCGGAGGGCCGCTTGGCAGACCTTGCGCGGAGCACCCACGTATGAGCACAGATGATATGCACCTAAATCGCGCCGTCATCTGCGAGGGTTGCGCGTGGGCAGGCATCAATGGCGAACTTATTGCCAAGGACAAACTGCGCTGCCCTAGATGCGATGGCGATCAAATTCACTACGTGGGAGTAGTTGATGCGCCGCCCGGCGTGCAGTAGCCGATTCATAGAGTGGGAACAAGGAAGATGCGCGACAGCATTGCAGAGGCGCTAAAGCCTTTTGGATACGAGTGGCTAGTTTCGGCGACAGGCATCTCTGGTCCAGGTAGTCTTATAGTCGTATTCGCGGGGCCGGGCGACTTTTACACGGCCTGTCTGACTCGCG